TGTTCTCAAGCTCTTCATCCCAAGTGATGGTGACGTTGATGTAATAGTTTCGCCAGTTGAATATGGCAGAGTTGATGATGGTCTGGTGGCTGGTGTCCAACTGGTCGGCCCCGTAAAAGGACCCACCTACCATCCGGTCATAGGTCAAAGGAATCTTGATGTCCTTACCACCACTCGGCCTGCGGAGAGGTTTCTTCACTCCCTTGCGAAGCAAGTAGTTAGAACCGAAATACTGGTCGAACGCGGCCCCACCGTCGGCCATAAAATATGACCTGGTGATTGACTCAAGTTCTGTTCTTGATAACGCCATTATTTAATCCCTCCACGCCCTGCGTGGGTTAAGTCTACCCCGCTGCAGCACGTTTAGCTAAGAGTTCTGCGGTTAACTTCTCACGGAGTTTCGTGCCGTCACCACCCGTTTCCAGGTGAGCGCCTGCGTTGGCCTTAGCACCGCTCTGACTGGCAGACGAACCGTCCAGTACAGAAGCACTACCTTTGACCTGAATCTCCTTGATAGCCAGTTTCTTACCCTCAACAATCCCCTCGGCCTTAGCGTCTGCGATCTTGGTATCCATGTCCTTTGTGGCCGTTTCTAACTTGGCCGCGAGAGCGGGAATCTCAATCTCGTAGGCGTATGCTGAGATGGCATTATGAATCGGATTTGAGTCCATAATCTCCATCAGCTTTGGTGCGCTAGACATGAAGTCGTCACGCTCGGCCTTGAACTTGTCAAGTTCAGTTGTCAAGTTCGCCTGATACCTTTCATCCTCCCTCTTGGTGTTGATGTCAATAGTAGTCTCGGCCCGTGTAGCTGCCTTGATCATATTGACAAACCCAGTAGGGTCAGAGGTAAAGGCATCGAGGACTTGCTGAGGTTCGCCTGCAAGGATGGTGTCTAAGGGGTCCGGTTCGGAAGCCACTTCAGCAACGGGCTTCTCAAGAGCGGCAAGCCGTCCCTCAAGTATAGCCTCTTTCCGCGTCCACTCAAGTTCCCTTTCGTGGTGCGAAGCGATGGTGAGTTTCTCACGTTCAATGACTTCGTTCAGTCTTGTCCGTGGGATATTAGCCTCGTCCTTGTCATCCTTCTTATCATCCTTGTCGTCGGCATCCGAAGCAGCAGCATCGTCGGCACCAGAATCGTCAGTGTTTATCGTCCCTCCGGACGAGTCATCCGCGTCGTCATCCTGTGCATCCATCTCTGATATGACCTTGTCAAAATCAGCTATGTCGGGGTTGTGGGTTTCCATGTCCTCGGCAGACGAGCCAAGTCCAGCGTCGTGATCATCGGTTACCCGATCTTCACCGTCGCCAGTGTTAACGTCTTGGTCATTAGTCGAATCAGTCATTGTCATTCTCCTTGTAAAGGTTTATTACTTAGAGGCTTCATCTAAAGCCTGTTGCCTCTTCCGGATATTGCTAACGGTGTCTTTGACATCCTTAACGACACCGCCACCCTTAGGCTTCGCCTTCTTCTTCCGGTGCTTCTTGATCTTGTCCACCATCGCTGCCTTCATTGCCTCATGGTCTACAACCGGAGTGTCTTGGCCGTAACCAACTTGACTTGTGTCGTGGGGAATGATCCCGTACTGTTTCTGTGCCATGTTATCCTCCTTAGTATCGTTCTAAGTATCTGGTCCTCAGTAGACCAACGCGCTTGTTTGCGGCCACTTCACTATCGTTCCCGGCCCTGGGGTAGGGTTCACGATAATCGTGGCTTATTTTGGCTCTGGCCTGCTCTCTCGTCCGTATACGTTCCTCCTTGCCTTCCCGTACCCTGGTGAGGTCGTTCATAGCCCCATTAGCGCACTCGTTTATCCACGGAGAGTCCTGGCGCTTGACGAAGCCGTCGGACAAGAGCTTCTGCATCGGAGACCTACACTCAATACATAGACTCCTGTACTGCTCGGCTATTTTGTGAAATACCTCTACTACGTTGTCGCACTCTTTGCAGCCATAGTCATATAACGGCATGTTTATCCACCTTTCTCTTTTTAATGTCTGTTACGTCCCGGTACTCAAGGCCAAGCCAGTTGCAGATAGTGTCAAACCCATCACCATTAAAAATCTCTTCGTAGCTGACACTCATTGCCCTATCACCAAGCCTGGAAACCACCTGTTCGCTGTAATTGTTTATCTCAGTCCATAGCCACTGACACCTCTCAAATTGAGTCTTTGCAAGCCAATCACCCGCTGGAATGAGGTAGTTATCAGTAACCGGGTCCAGTACGCAGTACGACGAAAATGCGTCAATTTTCCTATTGGTGTAGAACCTGTGGGTCACCATCGACCTGGCTACATCATCCCTACTACGGACAAGATGGATAACCCTAAGCTGGTCAGAGAACATACTGTCTGCGTAATCCACTGCGGTAAAGAATTGCCATGCAGTCTCTAAATAGATTGACTGACAAGCCACAATACCTATTCGGGCAAAATGGTTCATGACCTCCACAGGCACAAAGCCTGGGTTTAAGTATGATTCCCTACACTTGTACCCACCTATCAGGGGTTCGTGGGTGGCGATAATGTCACCATAGAGAGTGTTGAAAGCATGTGTTATCCATTGAGTTCCGCACCTTCCCGCACTCAGAAAGAAGACCCTGAGGGGCATTTATAAACTCCTTTCCATACCACCGCCCTCACCCTTGACAGCGTCGGCCTGGACTTCCTTCATCTGATTCAGTGCAGCGTTATATTCCTGGTCATCCATCTCAGCGATCTTAGTGACTGCCTCGACAATCTCAGGATTGACACCCAATTCCTCAAGGCGTTCTAGCAACTGACCGAACTGGCCCATCTCCATCCGGTGGATAACCTCTTCCCTGTTAGGCCAATCTAGCCTAATTAGGAGTTCTCGGATGTCAAGAGCGCCATCTTTAAATAGCTCCTTAGCTTCCTCTCGCTGTTGCAGCCTTGAGGTAGGCATGGTAGATCCAGCCTCTACGGTGAAGTGCAGGGGAATGATCATGTCCTTACCCAGCATTTCACCAGACTCAGTAGACCCACCCTCGCGCTCGACGAAGAACATGCGTTCCTCAGTGTACCAGTTCTGGGCATGAGAGAGCCACATACGCCCTCTCTCCCTGATTAGCTTGCCATACCCTCGGATCTTGCCACGCAGCATAGTGTGCATTGACTCTATGATTGTGGCTACCGTTTTAAAGGCCATCCGGCCCTTGGCAATAGAGGGGTCAGTCATGTCAAAGATCCCAGCGATCTTATCGAACATTTCTCTATAGATTCCAAGTATTTGCTCGATGTCACGATGGTGAGGGGGTGGCTTCATGTGTCCAATAGCCGCTCCTACAATGTGGTCCTTGGGATTGATAACCTTTGCCGGGGCGTTAGTGAAGGCGCTGTTGGGTACCTGGGCATTCCTTGGGTTGATCACAGGGCTTCTAACAGCTTTATCCTTTATAATGTTTAGCTGGCTAAGACACTTATCGATCTCAAAGTTCATCATCTCAAGCTGCTCTATGGAGCTAAAGCCCCACGGAGTGACTATGTCCTTATTTGACTCAGCCTTACTAAAGGGAAACCTCGACCATAAGTAGGTCTGCGACGCTAACTCAGGCTCCAACATCGGGTTGATTGACGGGTTCTTTCTATCACTAAGGACAACGTCCCCACCGTTACAGCATGTGATGCAGCGTACATTGCCGGGGTACTTGGACTGCTTCTCCATGACGGCCTCGATCATGTTGATCCCACCAAGCTCGTCAACCTCCATCCTCGCGGGAGCTACCTCGACATCCTCCTGGGTGAAGTCCTTAACCCAAAACTCAAGGATCAGTACGTCACCCTTACCACCCATTATCTTCACAAGGTCCTCTATATTACCAGTATAGGTAGCATGATCTACACCAAAATCACCATGTTCTTTTCCGGTAGAGCTTGTAGTTCCACCGAAAATCTCGCGTCTTCCCTCACCAAGCTTATCGCGCCAGAGTTCATCCGAAGTGATAAAGTCGGCCATGTCAGGCCAGAACCTACGTGCTTGGTTAACAGGTATCGTGTAGTAGTGTAGAGCCGCTTCCCATTTCTCTTGTCTCTTCTCGTCCAGGGGCCAGAAACCGAAGTTGTGGGGGTCAACTGTTATCGTTTCAACTTCCCCTATACCGTTATTAAGTGTTGCATTGAAGACAACCTTTTCAATAACACATCCATTAATCTCTGATACAGTCACTGAGTCTGACAGCACGGCCTGCTGCTCAGTCTCATTCCACCAGTACCGGGCTACCTTATGTATCATGCTGGCTGTTTTATCGTCCTCCGCATGTATGTCAAAGGTCGGGTCCTGATCAGTCAATAGACTAACAGTTCTTGTAATGTAGTTCCATATTAAGTTAACCGTGGAGAGCCTTGTCTTACCTTGTGCCTTCCAATGTTTGGCACGGTATAGCTCATAATTGCGTAACCACTTCGCTGGGAGCTTCTTCTTGTCCTTGTCCTTGACAACTTCAGCCAGAGTGGTAAAGCAATAGTGACCCACGTTCTCATGCTCTGCCTCAGGAATGATGCAGGTGGTCAGTGCCTTCTCTTCTGGCTGGATGCTCTCCTTAGCCTTAGTGGAAACCGCACCGTCAGCCGCTCTCTTGGTAGCCTGTGCAACCTTAGGAATCTGCTCTGCCATCTTCTATCTCCGCTTTTAGTTGTGCCACATGTCGTCTGTAACAAGTCAGGTTATCGGTATACTTATTACCTTCCCTCACATTGCCCCCACAGGCGCACGGACACTTACCGGATATTTTAGCCACCCGGTACGGTTGATGATTGTCGTCGAGAAAGGTATTAGCCTCTTCGTGCTTACCCTCGACGATGTCGATGAATAGATGTTGGTCACCCTCAGGGTGTGACGCATGGGGGCAGATGAAGTCAAGCACCCCTTGGAAAGGGCCTGGAAGACCCCAACCCTCACAACCTCGGTGAGGATGTACCATGTCGCCTCTCAGGGGAAGTTCACACTCTGCTGGGATCACATATCCAACCCTGAGCTTGCAAATGGTGCATACTATGTCCACCTTGTCTGGACTTTCTTCCACCTGTTTCTCGTTAAACACTTCAATCTCTTTTAACATTAATCACCTCTACTCGCTGTGCCTGTGAAGGTCGGCTAGTTGTTGAAGAACCTCGTCGCTGGGGAACTCTCCGTCACCGGACCATTGTTCCTCGAAGAACTCTTCTGATGCAACTTCAGCCTCAGGGTCAAATTCTTCATCTTTAACTTGCCGGGTGAATATGTCCCTATTGGAAAGCATCCCAACAGCAAGCCCAAACCCAAAGGCCCCGCCACCAGTAAGTACACCAATAGTGAAAGACAAAAACTCTAACTCCATATCATACCATCCTCTCTGTCATCTGGTACCTCTGATTCAGTTCTGTACCTATCTCCCCGGTGGAACTCCTGCGCCCACTGCTCGTAGTCATCCTCGTACTGCACTGGCTGGCCCTCTAGCTTATCGTGCCATTGCTGTGTCGCAGTCTTCGCGGGTGGCTTCCATAACTCGGGGAAATAATCGGCAAACGCCAGCATAAGTGCGTCAGCAAGGTCAGGAGACTTCAGGCCATCCCGCCTCATTTTCTCCTTTGACCATATCGCTATCTTACCACTGGGGTTATGCTCGTACCGTATTGAACAAATCTGCTCGACAAACTTAATCATGTCTGGCTTGGTGAGGGTTTTTACCAGCGGCTTCAGGGATATGTTCCCATCCTCGAACCGCTTTCTTAGCTGCCAGAAATACTCAGCACGGAGGTTAGCAAACTTGTCCTTGTCAACCGCTGCCCTTCCGACCTCAACACCAGTTACGTTGTACCCCTGCTCCACTACCCGGTCAACAACGCCAGCCCCAACACCAATCTCGTCAACCTTGATGTTGTTAGGCTCTACAGCCGCGCACAGGGCCACTACTTGTGCAGCCGTCTTCATAGTGCTTTGCTTGTGGTACTGCTTTATCCCAACTACGGTGACTCCCTTGACCAGTACAAATACCGTCTTGTTCTCACCATACCTGGCTACATCCACCCCGGCTGCGTCAAAGTTCTTATTTGATAAACGTCTTAGAGTAGATGCCTCTCGCTCAAATGCGGCCATCACCCAGTCTTTTGGTATGAGCGTAAAGTCAGACTCGACTGGAAACTGACCCTGGACCCTGACCCTAAACATGTCAGAGTCCCTACCGAACTCAACCTCTATCTCGTTCACGTACCTGGCACTAACTCTCGGAGAGTCCTCACCATCAAAGGTTAGACAACCCCACGGATCACCCTCCCACAAGGTGTGGGAGTTGTAGAAGAACCCGCTGGTCCTAGTTGGGTTGGAGGTCATAACACAACGGTTGTCTTCTTCAGTAAGTGCGCCCCTAACAACTGTGAAAACTTCTTCGGCAACACCGGAAGCCTCGTCAATTATAAACAGCAAGTTCTCACCGTGGAACCCCTGTAGTGCCTCTGGCTTCTCAGACCGTGCAGTCCTAGCAACAGCAAACCATATCTTGTCAAAGTCAACGTGGTACATCTTGTCACTGGTGATTACAAACTTGTCTTTGAAAAACGGGTCCATCTCATTGTGCCACAGCGAAAGCTCTGCCCACAACACATTCTTTAACTGTGCCTCAGTGGGTGCAGTACACGGTATACGGGCATTCTTCCTGGTGTAGTTCCACCATATAATAAGCCACGCAAGATAGGCCGTCTTCCCGGTACCGTGACCAGATTTAATAGAAACGTGAGTTCCATTGGCTATGGCAGTGAGAGCGTCTATCTGCTGCTCCGTTGGCTCCACACCGATCATGTCTCTGACGAAGGCTACAGGGTTATCCCTGTACGGCTCCATCTTCCACCACCAATACTTCTCCGGACTCTGACGCTTCATCTCTTCCTCGATCAGGCCCAGTTCCAATGAGTTTAATGTCTCTAAGCTGTTTGGCTCGTTCTTCGAGTGCTGCAAATGGCACATCCGTTATTTCTGCCATCAAGACCTGAAGGTTCTGGTTGATGTCTATACCGAAGCCACCAGAGAGTTTCTTCTCTTTGACCTCGGTCAGATTCAGTATCTGAGTGGCAAGGTTGTTAGCTCGTTCAATGTGGCCTAGCTCAAGCGCCTCAACTAGAATCGCTTTCTTAATCGACCATGAGGCTGAGTTTAGGACCTTCTTTAGCTGCGCTGGGGACGTAGCACCCAGCACTAACTCTAGGACTTCACCAAGGATCTGTTGAACCCTGATCTGTTCTACCATCCTGTGA